TTGGATAAAATTAAAAGCATATTATTAATACTAGTAATAACGGTTGTATTGATTATGGGTATTCTTTTTCTTACGGAATATATTAATAGCCAATCATTCGATCAGCAATTTTTTACTGTATTGGGTTCTGTTTCCACTTCTATAGCCGCGATTGGCGGATTATTACTTTTGTTAGTAACGTTCTTATATCTCCTAGAAACTAGAAAAATGGCGACTGAAGCAAGAAGACAACGAGAACTATTAGAGGAGCCAGCGGTTAGTTTAAAGATCGTTCCAGATAAAAAAGATCCTAATTTTTTATTTGTAATTATGAAAAACACTGGAGGTGGACCTGCATACGATGTGTCTGTAGTATTTACTCCAGATTTAAAATACAGTGATTCTTCTTTAAATCAATTAAAGATGTTTAATAATATGCCACTTTTAGATAAAAATGAAGAAATAAAATTCTTCTTTGATTCAGCGGTTAACTTATTTGATAGTGAGAACTCTAAAGAAACAACTGTTAAGATTACTTATTATAAAACACCAAAAGCAAATGTCTGGGCAAAACAATATACAAGGGAATTTGCTGTTGATTTCGAAGAAAGAAAAGGACAGCTTTATTTATCACGAAGAGACATACATGATTTGGTAAATGAAGTAGAAGAGTTAAAACAGGTTTTATTAATTGGGGCTGTCGAGAGAAAAGGTGATTTACAATGATCGATAAATTTTATAAGCCCTTATCACCAATAATTTTGCCAGAATGTTATTTATTGTTGGGTAGTAATCCAGTTCCCTTGATTAAAACTTATCTGTTTATAAATCAAACTAAAATTAAGGTAGTTAAAGTAGGGAATAACTGGATTGAAGATATATTGAAAGACAAGGTGTATATAAAAGGTTACTTTTACTCCAAAGTTGACCTTTCCTTAGGGTTGTTTGACGAAGAAATAGTAGATAAGGATATAAAGCTAATTGGAAAAAGTGGCAATAGACAATTTAAATTAGAGGGCATTTCAATCGGTAAAACAAAAAGTTATTTTGGAGACAGTAATTTCCGGATTTCAAAATTTTCTGCTCTAAATTATGAGATTATTGTCACTTCATCTAAATCTAAAGAATAAGCTAAGACCACTTTAAGAAGTGGTCTTTTTTGTTAGAGTATCAAAATGCTTTGCAGCTTCTTGGTCCGCAGATCGGAGAGCATGACCATAAATATTCATCGTGGTTAAGATGTTTGCATGACCAAGTCTCTCAGAAATGATCTTAGCATGCACACCTTTATTAATCAGCAGTGTGGCAGACGTATGTCGTAAATCATGAAAACGGATGTATTTTAGATTGTGCCGTCTGATAAACCGAGACCACCAAGTTTTCACACTAGAAGGATATAGTGGTTTTCCATTCCATGAAGAGAAGACAAAAAAACGGTCTCCTCCTTGCCATAATTCCTCAGCATTAGCCCGATCTTCAATAGATTGTTGTTTCAGGGCCTTCAGATCCGGTATTACACTTGAAGGTATAGACACGATTCGAACAGAGCTTTTGGTCTTTGGTTCCTTAATGAGGTAGCCTGTCTCTTTAACAAATGTGAGTGACTGTCTAACATCAATCGTTCCTTCTTCAAGATTTACATACTTCCACTCGAGCCCCAGCAATTCGCCCCTTCTTAGCCCCGTAGTTAAGGCTAATGTAATCATAACTCTCCACATTAAATCTTCCTTTTCAAGAGCAGCGAAGAGGAGTTGAACTTCCTCCTCATCATAAACAGACATCTCCGTATGTTCGACTTTAGGTTTCTTAATTGACTCCATAGGGCTAGTTTTAATGACTTTCCACTCAACCGCCCGGTTGAAGATATTTTTTAAAACGCGATGAATATATTCAATCATCCCAGAAGATAACTTGCCTTCTTTACCATCTTTTCTTTCGCCATTATCTTCTAATTCCCGAATGAAACTGACGATATGGAGAGGCTTTATCTGATCCAGCCGCATATGCCCGAACTTAGGGATGATTCTGTTGTTTATTTGTATGAGGTAATTTTCAAGGGTTTTTGGGCTTAGCTCCCGCTTAGCATATTTGTCTTTCCATTCATCAATGAAGGCTGCTACAGTCATTTTTTCCGGGGCGATATACTCACCGGCTTCAACTTCCATAACAAATTTGGCAAGCTCTTTTTCAGCTTCGCGCTTTGTGGAGACTTTTACTGTTTTTGTTTTCTTGATACGTTTTCCATTCGCATCGTATCCGGCCTCTACAACTAATAGAAATGAGTTTGGACCACGTTTTTGTATACTAGCCATTTACTTCACCTCCACGGGTTCATCTGCAATATTTCCTCCAGATCGGAAACCTGGACTATCAGGTATTCTGCATTCCAATAGTCACTTAAATTTTCCATCGCTCTTCGACGAAGAGGGTCAAGTAAGATACCAAACATGCCTGGTTTCTCGTGGTGTATTGTCAGATCTCCCAATGTAACTGAGATTCCCATCTTATCTGAAATGAACTCCTCAGTTCCTTGGCGCTGAAAGGGAGCGGAGACAGGAATATAAGCTGTCTCTTTATGCCAGTCCAACTCTCCCTTTCGGAAATTAGCAACAAACCAAAGAGGGGAGAGGAGACCCTCAAAATAATCGTAATAGACCGCTAATTTCATTGGATTACGACTCCTTTACCCTTTTCTAACTTTCTGCGAATTGCAGTCAGGAATAGCTGCTTGGTTTCTTCGGACCAATTTGAAGGATGGGCCTTGCTGTGCTTGTTTTGAAAATACGAGTTGATAGTTTGCTGATACTCAGCTTGGTTAATGCGGCTTTTAATTTGTCGGAAACGCCGCATAGCAAGAGATAACGGAACTCGGAAGATCTGCGACCACTGAAATGCAACATTGTGTTCGTGCTGCCCAATTTCTATGTCTTTAACCATGAAGAAGGGAATGGCTGCGTAAAGTTGAAAGAAAGTGGCTTGTGTTTCTTGTAGGTCCCGAAACGCTTTGGGGAGCAGCTGCTGGTTCCCCGCGTGTCGGATTGGATGGCACAGTTCATGGAAAAACTCACTTCTCTGTGTCGGTTCATCTAGGCGAGAGTCAAGCATGATTAAGAACTCATTGCTTCCATCATCAAGCCATCTCGCATGTGAACGTGTTTTTAGGTAGGCGACTTCACCGCCAAAAATTGCAGCAATAGTATCTAGGTCGAGATCTTCTGGAGTAAGGAGTGAATGCTGCTGATAAACGGATGTAATCCATTCCTCGAGTGGGCTCATTTTATAGAGTGAGAAGTCCATTAAGATCCCTCGTTTTCAAACGTACGTTCGTATTTATGGCTGAAAATAATAGCCCAGAGGGCTATGTATGTTAACTCAGAGGTGTAATTACTTTTCGCGTTCTTTTGCTCGTTTTTCTTTCATTCTGCGGAAGAGCTCAAGACTTTCTTTAAGATACTCTGCTTCTTCCTCAGTCAGACCGTCTCCACCAGTGATGAAGGCTAGGCCCATATTCGGATCGTTCTCAAATTGCTTGTCCTTTTTGTCGGTAGGATTAGGGTCATCAGTTAGGCCGAGCAGCCAATCTAGAGAACAATTATAGATTTGCGCAATTTTTGATAATGCTTCTTTATCAGGTGAGCGGTAGTCACGTTCATAATTTGAAACAACTTGAGATGAAACACCAAGTTTCTCGGCAGCTAGAGCCTGAGTCCATCCTCTTTTTTCCCTAAGCATTTTTAACTTTTCGCCAAGAGTCATTAGTGTCACCTCCAATAAGAGTATATTACCATTTATAAACGTACCGTTTAAGTATTTAAACGAAAAGTTTATAAAAATGATTGACTAAACGTTTCGTTTAGTATATTATCAAGTTGCAGGTAAACGATTCGTTTAGTTTGGAGGTGATACATTTGATATTGGTACATGATCGAATTAGACAGATAAGAAAACAAAAAGGTGTTACAAAAGCTTTTGTTGCAAGAGCTTTAGGTTTAACTGCAATGGGATATCATCACTTGGAATCTGGCAGATCTCCGATTAGTACAGATAGATTACAAATTATTGCAAAGGTTTTAAGTGTTGATCCAAGGGAATTTTTATGTCCTGATGTAAACGAATTGGTTAGTTCTGAAAAACTTGCATGAGGGAGGGGCTTTATATGGATCTACAATCAATCCTTACAGTATCTCAATTGGCTGACCTCCTCGGAGTACATCAAGATACCATCTACACAATGGTTCGCCAAAAACAAATTCCACACTTTCGCATTCGTTCTCGTATCTTTTTCAGGGTAGAAAGCATCAATGCTTGGATGCAAGAACAGGAACGCAGCAACACTCAAGTGGTTTAAAAAGCCCTCGGTCCGAAGATGCCGAGGGAGCAAGGAAGATGAGCACATCTTTATGGTAAAGCACTTAAAAAACTGAAGGGAGAGAGAACAAATGGCGAACACAGCATATGCTCGACAGCAGATTGGTCTGTACCTAAAAGAGTTCCGGATAAATAGTTATGACCCTAGCTTACGGACCCAATCAGGATTAGGAAGTGTGCTAGATATCACGCAAAAACAGGTTTCATTAATTGAATGTGGATTGACGGAAGCTCCGGTACAACTAGCAGCCAGATGGTGCAAAGAGACGGAATGGTTTGAGGGTTGCGACTTGTTATCTCATATTTATGGGCTTGACCCATTCGGATTTGTTCCGGTTGATCCCGGGTTAAATCAAAACGTCTCTGAGGCTCTGCATAATCTAAAGCGGCAACTCAAGCAAGCACTAGAAGCAGTGGACAAGCTTATCGAGGAAGAACCAGGAACAAACATAGCAATTCGACATGGTACATATACGCTGACATCGGAACTAAAGGAGTGCATCAAAGAAGTAGCCGACCTAATCCCCGCAGTAAAAACTTACTTTTACGCATCGGAGAGACAGGATAGAGCTCATATGCGGGAGATCGGCTCCATGTGGAATATCGAAGCTTTGGATGATCGTGTAGCGATGCCGGGAATTGAGAATTTTGCTTCTACAACCTTAGCCCTTAGATAGGAGAGGACCTTATGGAGCCCCAAGATTGGAATAGTCGCTTATTGATTGTTCTTGAAAAAACGTATTCTTACGAAGCTAAGCAGCTGGCTCACTTTTCTAAAGAAGGAGAGCAAGAGATTTATCATTATGCAAAACGATTAGCAGAGTTCCGGAGAGACCGCAAAACGAAGGAGGAAATTTCATGAAGGATCTGACTACAGCAGAAGGGGTAATTCAGTTGGTTTGTAACGGTGACCGCCCAATCGGTCGAAAAATAATCACCCTGGGAGAAATGACCGAGCTACTTTTGATGGCAGAAAAAGAGAAAACCGCCTGCAATGAACAGACGGCTTGAACAAAACACTCGTTATAAAAATCATAGCACACCATCTGTAAGGAGGACAAGCATATGAGCATACCTTCAAAAGAGATCGTGACAACAATCATCGGTGGTAACTTCGATCGATTGGCCATATATACACCAAACGGAGCACTAAAAATAACTGATTTTCCGGATTTGATTCCTGGTCAAGGATGGCCACCATCACAAGAGGTTGTTTTACGAAGCTGGGAAGAAATCGAAAGGTTGCGTGACTTCCTCAACAGCCTGAAACCAGCTGCATCTCAATTAAAAGTATCGGAGGAAATTCAATATGAACGCAGTGCTGTCTGATTTTCCAACCTATGTACAAAAAACGGAATCGTTGAGACAACGCCAAGCGGAAGTTCTTGCTTTCGATATTCCGAGCGATGAACTGCTCTATCGATTAGAAGACATTATGGAGGAATTCGAATACATCAGAAGCACGTGGAGGGATCGTTCCGTATCGGAGAACCGGGACGCAATCCAGGAGCAAATCAGAAAGTTGAGTCGAAACTAGGGCCCGTCCCTAGTCGCAGGGGAGTGGCTTACCCTGCCTGATGATGACAGGCCATACATAATGCGGGGTCACAACGGGAGCAGTCATAGGAGCTGTACGGCTGGCAGAGAGGTTGGGCTGCCGGCGGCCTCGTGACTAAAGAAGGAGGTTTTAACGTGGAAATGAGCTTTTCTTTTGGAAAACCAGTTCCCTCGGATGAGTTTAATCGTCTTCTTGAATCATCCGAGGTAATTGATTTATCCACTGTAACAGTTATCGAAGCTTTAGCTCAACCAATTAAACCGTGTATCGCTTCCACGGAATGCGTCGATGGTCACTGTTCGCCAAAAACTTAACGATATCAGTTCTTCCGTGGTAGGTGGGAATTCCTCTTGAATCCTGCGCCATCAGGATAAGAGGAACACCCATAGGGAAGAAGCGACGGAAACTGTCACGTACATCTTCTCGGTCGCTGCTATTCAGGACATGGGGCTTGACGATGACAATAGCGAAAGTAACTCCCTGTTCTTTTACTAGAGCGCCATCAAATTGCATAAGACTCACCACCTTCTAGTTCCGTCGTTGTGAGGTGGAATGTGACAAAAGTACCACTATTTGGACGGGAATCGACAGGGATGGAGGAAAATCCTCCCAAAAAAACGAAAAAAGCCCAGCGCTGGCACGCTGAGCCTTAGGTGAAACGCTTCGCAAGATTCGTTACTTATAGCGTAGCGGAGTAGCCACTAAAAAGCAAGCGGGGGAGACTACATGGCACAAGTTTTAGTTAATACCAAATACTTATCACGCGAAATGTGGTTACAGTACCGCACAAAGGGATTCGGCGGTAGTGATGTTTCAGCAATTGCGGGTTTGAACAAATGGAAGTCTCCTGTACAGGTGTGGCTAGAAAAAACGGGACAAGCACCGTTAGAAGAATCACATAGTGAAGCAGCATACTGGGGAACAAAGCAAGAAGCCCTTGTTGCCGAAGAGTTTGCTTTACGAACAGGTCTGAAAGTGAGGAGATGCAACCAGCTCCTGCAACATCCAGAGTACCCATTCATGCTGGCCAACGTCGACCGCTTGATAGTAGGGGAAAAAACGGGTCTCGAGTGTAAGACTGCATCTGAATACCTTAAAGAGCTATGGACTGGCGAGGAAATTCCAGCGGAATATCTCTTACAGTGCCAGCATTACATGGCGGTTACCGGTTATGAAGCATGGTGGATTGCAGTACTTATCGGCGGCAATAAGTTCGTGTATAAGAAGATCGAGCGCGACGAAGAGCTCATCACTCAAATCATCCAAATTGAATCAGACTTCTGGAACAAACATGTGCTGACAAAGATCCCTCCAACTTTCGATGGATCTGACGCTTCGACTGAGTTGATTAAGCAAATGTATCCGGTTGGAGAGCCGGAGAGTGAAACAGAACTGCCACTTGAGGCGGACAAGCTAATCGAAGAGCTTGCAGCTATCAAAGAGCAGGCAAAAGAGTACGAAAGTCGAGTTGCCGAACTGGAGAACCGCCTCAAAGCCATGCTCGGCGAGTACGAAACAGGGATCGCCAGCAATCATCTTATTACCTGGAAGACGGTCACTTCGAATAGGGTTGACATACAAGCACTAGCTAAAGATCACCCAGCTATTTATGAGAAGTACATTAAACCATCCATTTCACGACGTTTCAACGTAAAAGCTGTTTAGGGGGAATTGAGACATGGCCACCAATCAGGATTTAAAAAACCAACTGGCGAACCGAGCGAATAACTCCCCAGATAAACCTCTAACGCCGGAGCAAACCATTGCTGCTTATCTAAAAAGAATGGCCCCAGAGATTGAAAAGGCGCTTCCTTCTCATATGAACGCAGAGAGGATGGGTCGAATCGCTCTCACCACGATCCGGTTAACACCGAAACTCCTGGATTGCAGCGTTCCTTCTCTGATGGGTGCCATCATGCAGGCCGCTCAGCTAGGGTTGGAACCAGGACTCATCGGACATTGCTACATCATTCCTTACGGCAAAGAAGCCACTTTCATCATTGGTTATAAAGGCATGATTGATTTAGCTCGGCGCAGCGGCAACATCGAAAGCATTTATGCTCACGCTGTTTATGAGAAAGATGAGTTTGATTACGAGCTCGGTCTCCACCCGAAGCTGCATCATAAGCCTGCCACTGGTCACCGCGGAGAAATGAAATATGTGTACGCTGTGGCTCACTTCAAAGATGGTGGCTATCAGTTTGAAGTCATGGATACCGGAGAGATTGAACGCCGCCGTAAACGTTCCAAGGCGGCGAATAACGGTCCGTGGGTTACAGACTACGAGGAGATGGCGAAGAAAACTGTTATACGCCACATGTGGAAGTACCTACCGATCAGTATCGAGATCCAGCAGCAGGCTGCGCAAGATGAAGTGATCCGTAAGGATGTCACGAGTGAGCCTGAAAGTATTTACACTGACCCGATCGATATCTCTGGTGCCACAGTGGAGACAGTGCCCGAAGAGGGCAAAGTTGATCAAGATCCGACGCTATTTGATGAAGGCAAATAAAAATGCCACCGGTTGAACAATGGTTTCCACTTCCGGACTTGTATCGAGCTATTGAGAATCCAGAAACTTTAAAACGATTTGCAGCAGCTTATATGAAGGTACGACATCCGGGGTGGAAGCCAATAAAAATTAGAAACTACCAAGTCTTGGCGACTAAAGAAAAACAGGGAGGAGAAGAAGATGGCACGAGCGCGTAACATCAAACCAAGTTTCTTTAAAAATGAAGACCTCTCAGATATGGATACATATGCAAGGTTATTATTCATTGGTCTATGGTGCCTTGCTGATCGAGAGGGAATTCTTGAAGACCGACCAAAGCGGATTAAAGGGGAGTTGTTCCCTTACGAAAATGTCGACGTTGACAAGCTTCTTCAGGCGTTACACGAGAAAGGATTCATTCTTCGTTACACGGCTGATGAACAGGGATATATCTTCATTCCCAATTTCGCTGCACATCAGAACCCGCACCATAGAGAGGCCCCTAGTAAATATCCAAAACCGAAGCAAGACGAAGCTTTGTCGAACAAGGATGGGAAAGAACAGGGAAAGCCTGATGCCAGCCTAGGGCTTTCCTCGGAAATTCCTTACCAAGGCGAGGAAGAGCCTGCGGAAAGCCGTGCTGATTCTCTGATTCCTGATTCCCTTAACCTGATTCCTGATTCCCCATTACCTATTACTAAATCCGTGGCGGCCCACAAAAAAGTGGTGGTGGTCGGTGGAAGAGAATTACATGTGTTCTCGAGTGTGATTGATCTTTATCAGCATTACTTTGTTTACCAACCGAATGCTTTTGTGATAAAGCTGCTTAACAGTTACTTGGATGACGGGATGAAGACTGATTCGCTAGCTTGGGCCATGCGTGATGCAGCTGAAAAAGGCAAGCAATGGACTTATGCGAAGGGAACCATTGAGAACTTGTTCCAAAAGGGGATTCGGACAGCGGAACAAGCGGAAGCTGCTGATCAAGAGTTCAAAAAGAAAAGGGAACATACGGTGCCAAACAAGGTTATTCCCCTACGATCGGACAAGCTTCCAGAGTCAGTTCAACGCCAGTTAGAGCGCGAACAGAAAGGTCTTCCTGTAGCTGTAGGAGAGAAAGCCACGGTCATGGATGACCCGGAGCTTAGGCAGCTTTTGGAAAGTGCTAGAAAAAGGACGACTAGGTGAGGAGGATCAAAAGTGAAGGTACTTCAAAACTTCAACAATACGGAATTCGGGCTAATTCGAATGATTGAAATCGAAGGCAAGCCACATGCAGTGGGGAATGACGTGGCAAAGGCACTCGGGTATGCTCGCCCATACGAAGCTGTGACAACACATTGCAAGGGGGCGGTAACTTACCGTGTCCTTACAGACGGTGGCGAACAGGACATGAAGGTCATTCCAGAAGGAGATATATATCGGTTGATTGTAAAAGCTGCAGATCAGAGCAAAAATCCAGCAATTAAGGAGAAGGCAGAACGTTTTGAGCACTGGGTATTCGAAGAGGTTCTTCCTTCGATCCGCAAACATGGAATGTACGCAAAAGACGAGCTGCTAGACAATCCGGATTTGCTTCTTGATGTAGTCGCAAAGCTCAAAGAGGAACGTGATAAGCGAATCGCTGCAGAGCACAGAATCGAATTGGATCGACCCAAGGTGATTTTTGCAGAAGCTTTGGAAACGTCTAACACCAGCATTTTGATCGGTGAGCTGGCGAAGATTCTGAAACAAAACGGGATCGACATTGGCCAGAATCGACTCTTTGCGCTGCTAAGAGAACAAGGGTACCTGGGCCGTAAAGGAGAGTACCATAACATGCCGACCCAGCGATCCATGGAATTAGGGCTCTTTGAGATCAAAACCCGGACCATCAACAATCCGGATGGTAGCGTGCGTGTGACGAAAACGACAAAGGTAACTGGTAAGGGCCAAATGTATTTCGTGAACAAATTCAAAGGCGAGAAACGGCCGGCATAGGGGTGGAGAGGATGAATCAAAGTCTTCATCTCGTCATACCTGGTAATCCACCGACAATCAATCATGTGTACCGGAACATTGCCATCAACCGAAGGATTACAACCAAGGAGGGCCAGCGATGGGTAAGGGAAGTGCAGCTGCTGGCTAAAGCATCAATCAAACGACAAGGCTGGATTTTGAGCGAGGAAGAAAAACTGGTGGCTGAGGTAGTAATCTTCTGGCCGACACGCAGAAAACGCGACGTGGAGAATGTGGGGAAATTGCTTTGAGACGCATTAGAAGGTATTGTCTACGAAAATGACCATTGGCTGCTGCCGCGGTACATGGACTTTCAAGTCGACAAGCATAACCCGAGGGTAGAGATTCGTTTCTATCGACAATCGGAGAGCATCGCATAAAAAGAAACCGGGAGAGTGTGGAAGATGAGTAACTCTCGAGCACATAAGCCAGCACCCAATCATCCATGGAGGAAGTATCGAATTCTACGCAAGGATGTATCTGAGCATATTTATCGGTCCGGGACGCTGGCAAAAGTAAATACAAACATCATCGGAAGTGGACAATCGTGGAACAGCTGTAAGTGATATCACGACGGATAAGGCAACCAATGATCTCCTTCAAAAAGCTCACGAACAGTACTGTATGTACGAACCGACAAGTCAGGGAAGACGATAGCAAGTCGGCCGTCGGGGATTGAAATGGCTTTACTAGAGGACTCTACAGCGTGTTCAATCCCTAGTTCATCGAGTGTTTGTCGAAGGTAACTAGCTTCATCCCAGGTGACGAGGTAGTAAAATGATTTATCCATAACTTCAACTCCTTTTGATTAGGCTACCATAGGGAGTTGGGACAAAAAAAGTGGAGATTGGATTATAGGAGAAATGTCTTCGCATCACTTACTATGAATTGCTTGTTGGGCCGTATGTTCATCTTCGGGTTTAACATAAATATCATACTGAATATTATCTACTCTTCCCTGGAGTTGTGAGGAGTTGTAAGTGTTATTGAATGTTTCAGTACGATATTTCACGCCATGAGACTGCAGCTTGCTGATTACTCTAAAGTAGTTTTCACTCCCAAAGGATGTATACACTAAAACTTTGTATTTTGAGAAAAGCGAAAACAGACTCATAAAAAGTATCTCCTTTTCAACGAGATACATCTTAATACGTACTGGTCAGAATTCAGTTTCTGGTCATTTGTCACAATCTGTATTGAGGAGAACGGAGGGGAAGTATGGATAATACAAAGCAAATAAAAATCATGTGCATTGAAAAACTTCATCCCCAATACCTGCGCCAAATTGAGGTTGGAAACCAATACACAGCACGGTTAAGTCGAGACAGTGTAAGTCCAATCATTTTTGTTTCCGCTGGAAAAGAAGAGATCCCTGTCAGGTATTACAAGAAAGACGGAGACTTATTCAAAGCAGTAGAAGCTGTATTTAGATTGGTATCGTAGCTTGCCTAAACTAGCACTTAGTCAAATGTGAGGAAATCATCAAATGTCTCTCCATCCAAATTAAAGAGCAGTTTGTACCAGCCAAGTTTCTTGCCTTTAAAAACAATTGGAATATAAGAGACAACATAATCAAACCCATATGAGATAGCCTCATAGTTTGAGCTCTCGTCCCATCTATCAATGAATAGGGCTACTTCTTTTAGAGAGATATTTAAATCTTCAGGTCTAAAGTCATCTCCAAATAATGATTTGAATCCTTCGATATCATCGCTTTGGAAGTTCCGAAAACATTTCCAAAAAGATTTTATAGACCTGATTTCAACCTCATGTTTAAGGCACCATTCTTTTAGAAAACCACTATTCATTCGATTCACAACCTTCATGACTATCTATAACAATCTGTATTGAGGAGAACGGAGGGATAATTTTGAGAGGAAACTATTTTGATGAGCATCGAAGGAAAATGCGAATAATGCAGCGAGTTTTCTGGACAATCTTCTCACTCACGTTGTTTTTAATCGTGGCAAGTTCGTTGATTTATGGGTACTTTGCTCTTTACGTGTTGGATAACCCAGAAAGTGTTGGTAATTGGTTCGGAAGATTACTCAACGGAATATCAGGTCATAAATCACAACTAGCAATATGTCAAATGGAGCCCATAATCATGTGGGGTTATCACATTTCCGAAATACACAGAATGTGTATTACCATATGGGAAGGTTGAAGATCAGCATCCTAATAATGACATAAATGATTGCATCAATAGAAGAGGCAATGACTAGAACGATTCCAATCCAAAGAAGTCTCGTCTTTTCGAAAATGAAGGAAAAAACCGTTAGTAATAGGCCGCAAACTAACATGATTATGCAAACTAATAAAATCACTAAAAGCAAGTCAAATTCCATGAATCTCACCAAATTTTATCTGAGGACTTGTCGTAAGGACAACCATATTTTACCTGTTATGCATGGTTTTCTACAATAGTTATTGAGGAAAACGAAAGAATATAGCACATTTGCATCGAATCATTTTTTGTTTCGCATTGATTCCCAGAGGAGGGCGATTATGTAGAAAGCCATCAAAAGTAGAGATGCAGTTAAAGAAACATCATAATATCTTTCAAACTTTTCATGTGACCATTGATCGTCACCTAATATGAAAAATGCTACGGAATTACTTACTGAAATGCCGTCATAGATTCCAGGAATAAGACTTTGAGTATAGTTTTGACCGAGGCAAGACGTCGAAAGAATACTAAACATTAGAAGTATTAACAACATGCGAGAAAGTGGATAGGGCACATTTGCTTTCCGAAAAACAATGTACAAAATTACAATAAAAATTACGGCAGACAAATGGAATAAAAACAAAACTAACCCTCCCATAAACATCTATCTTTAACATCAATTTGTATGACGGGGTTTGGAAAATTTTGTTTCAAACAAAGATTCAAAATTATACACAACGGTAAATGAGAAGAATGAATTACTTTTTAGAAATAAGAACGATAACTAAAAAGATTATGTACAGTACAGTACTCCCCAATCCCAATAGTAATCCAAGGATCATGTCAACAAAAAAGAGTCCAGACTGATTATATAGGTAAATACTGAATCCAATTACAATAAGCCAAAGAATTGTTCCGATAGTAATAAGCATTGGTATCACCCTTGCTGCTTTAAAAATCAGTATTCTTAACATGTATTTTAAATTTTTATTAAAAGAAAAAAAGTACTAATAAAAATTAGTACCCAAAGGTTCATTTATCACAACTCACATTATGGAAAACGGGAGGAAATTCGATGTTAAAAGCTGGCGATAAAGTAACTTGGACAAGCCAATCTGGAGGGTCTACAAAGCGAAAGACAGGAATCCTGCTCGGTAGCGTAGAGGCAAAAGAAAGTGGATTTGCTGCGCTAAATCAGTTCAAGGGAAACGAATTGTTTGCATCCGAGAACAGAAGCAAAATCAAGTTCCAGGATACAAACATTGTGTACAACCGAGCAATTGTTGAGGTTCCACGTGGCGGCAAGAGTGTCCTGAGCGATTACTATGCGCCGAGTGTTACTCTTGTAAGGCTCGTTTGACAAAACACACGATATGTAAAACGAGGTGAAAGACATGTATCTTGTTTTGATTGAAGGAGAAGTAAAGCGATCCTACAGAGTAGATGATGTGGTGGATTTCATCGAGGACAAGGTTGCGTTTGAGGTTGACTCAACCGCGCTTATACAGGAATTGCGATGCATGGAATATGGGGAAACCATTGTTTTGCGGGACGACTGCAAGGTAATTCGTATCTGATTCAACAAAACATTACTTGTGATGAATGGGAGGTAGTAATGACATGAAATGTCCGCAATGTGGTGAGGACTTTTGGGTTAGTGGGCCAAGGTGGGGCGTTGAAGTTTGCCATGAGTGTGGCGCAGATAAACCTAAAAAAGAAGACCAAGATGATTAATGGCAAGTCGTTTTACTAAATGAAACTTGTGGAGAATGGAGGGGACAGGATGGAAGAGTGGAAGAAGTTTGCCGCTGGGTTTAATACAACAAGATGGTGCGTGGGGTTGCAGATACACGATTGGCGACAAAAGCGCGGGTACGGTGTTATCGAAGTAAATATCCTGCCACTCACATTTTACTTTCGATTCGGGAACGGTCTGAAAAAACTATATTGCCAATACTGCGAAAGTTACATTGGCGATGTTAATCCTGAAGAAAGCGAGTCAGTTTCGTGCATGGATTGTTATCGGCATGACTGGCGGGACAGGATGGAAAGCAGAGCGAAAACGCTCGTTTGACATAATGGATAAAGAGAAAAGCCCCTAATTAGGGCAAATGTTCTTTACTATAAGCAAGTTTAATAGCTAGGGGGAATAGGAAGATGAGCGCTCAACAAATATCATTGATACCGGAGTTGAATCGATCAGCCACAGAAAAAAAAGTTAAAGAAGCACTGGAAAAAGCGAGACTTTTTATTCAAGTAGGTTATCATCCAGGCATTGAAGTAAGTACAACTGCTGGTTACAACATCGCTCCCCCATCGCATACAAATCAGTTTCATAGCAGTACAGAGAATGCAGCAATAAAAAACGTAGACATTGAACGGGAAAGAAAAGAGCATGTGCAACGGGTAATAACGGCGGTAAAGCGTTTAGAAAAAAGGGAAAGGGAGTTAATTTTGATTCGCTGGTTTGGTGATGAGGATAAATCAGATATCGAGACTTATATGGATCTATGTTTATCTCCTGCGACCTATTATCGAATAAGGAGTAGGGCGTTTTTGAAGTTGGCTCTTGCATTGAGATTGGAAGTATTTAAGGGGATTGAGAAGTGATAGATTTTCGATGAAAAAAAGGAGAACATACGTTCTTTTTCGGTGATATGATTATAACATCGGTAAATAACCACTCGTAGCTTCGGGTGGTTTTTTTGTTTTACCGGGTAGATAGCAAATAAATGCTTTCTTCTCAAAAATTTAAATGTTAGGGAGATGGTTTAGTTTGAAACACATCATTACATTCAAGGGAAAAGAGAAAGTAAAGAACAAGGAAAAGCTGGGCAAACAAATTGAAAAACACTTGAGGGAGTGGAAGAAATCAAAAATTATTAAAGAATTTAAGCATTTTCCTGAAATCTTTATCCTTGTAGATGCAGACGAAGAGTTGCTAAAAGAGTTGAGGAACGATCCTGATGTACTAGATGTTGAAGAAGATTCAGATGATATTTATCCAACAGCTCAAATAACAGAATGGTCTCACAGTCAAGGTCATAGTGATATCGCAGGATTCCATTCTCGTGGCTATACGGGTGCCGGAGTTAAAGTAGGTTACCTTGACACCGGAGCAGCACCACACGAAGACCTGGTTTACGCTGGGAAGCTAAACGCTTACCCCGAAAACGGTGTAACCGCAGACCATGACTTTGACGGGCATGGGACAAATGTTGCAGGTATTATTGGTGCGAAAAACAATGGTCTAGGTTATGTGGGTGTCGCACCCGATTGTCAGTTATACGGTGTTAAAGTGGATAAAAATGACGGCGGTAGTTTTGTCAGAAGTGCAATAATTGATGGGGTAGATTGGCTTGTTGACCAAGGAGTAAAGATCATTAATTGTAGCTTTGGATCTGGAGTAGATAGTACTGCGCTTAAAACAAGTTTTGAAAACGCATATAAAAATCACGATGTACTGTTTATTGTGGGTGCTGGTAACGAGGCAGCCGGGGGTCAATATCAAACAAACCCAGACCCAAATAACTGCGTAAACTACCCAGCCAAGTATGATTTTGTTATAGCTGTAGGCACAGTATCATACAACGGAGCATTGGCTGCATCTTCTAGTCGTGGCCCGGAAATTGATGTATCTGCACCTGGAGTAAGTGTAAAAACTACACGACCAAGCGACGCAAATAAAGCAGGAACCGACGTGTTAACACCAAGCAATGAGTATATTTCATTTAGTGGAACATCTTGTGCAGCTCCTCATGTTGCAGGATTAGCAGCGCTTTATCGTCAAATGTACCCTAATTATACTGCGGATCAAATTCGTAGTTTGATCGAAACCAATGTAATTGACTATGGAGCTCCTGGAAAGGATATCGCATATGGTAAAGGCGTGGTAGTGTCTCCGTGGGCAGAAAGAAACGTAAATCGCAAGGTGTTTACTGGCACTTCGATAAGCGGTACTGTTGCACAGCCGGAAGGTGACTTTTATGAATACACTGCATCTACAACGGGTAATGTAACATTTACTTTTACTGGATCTGGTTTTACCCCACGTATGGAAGTTTTTGATGCGACTGGAAAGCGTGTTGGAGGTGGAAATGCCAGCTCTCCAGTTGTCGCATCGGTAGTAGCTGGTCAGAAGTATTATATTGGTCTTTATTCAGCAATTAATATTCAAGCTGGTGGTGCATATACCATTACAAGTGATGTTCCAGCTTCAGGAGGGGGTAGTACACCAGGGAGCTCCTTTTCCAATGCAATCGTGGTATCAGGTACATCTTCGAGCGGCATAATTCCTTCTGGAGGCGAATTGTACTTCAAGTATACTGCTCCTACTACGGGAAGCTATACTTTAACTCTTACAACCAGTTTTGATTCTTACTTGGAATTGTATAACTCTTCTCAAACTCTTTTAACTTTCGATGATGATAGTAACGGTAGTGGTCAGCCTAAGATTTCATATAACCTAACTGCAGGTCATGTATACTATCTTAAAGCGTTTGGTTATAACCACAATACATCTTACTATGGAGCTTGCAGTTTGAACGTTATTGTACCAAGTGGCAGCGGTGGTACCGCCCCTACAAACGTCAAAATTACTGCACAGAACCCGAGCTCTAGCCAAACTAGTATTCCTCTTACATGGTCGGCAAGCGGAGCAACATCGTATGACGTTTACCGAAATGGTTCTCGTATATTGGGTGGCACTACTGCAACCAGTTACACTGATACTGGACTGTCTGCAAATACTACTTATTCATATTATGTTGTGGCGACTAACGCCTACGGATCCACAACAAGTGCAACAGTTACGGGGAAAACAGCTGCAAGTAGTGGTGTAACTCCAACCACTATCATTGAAGATTTTTCGGATGACAATATGAATTTCAATTTTTCCGGTGCATGGGTGAGAACGGATAATGGGCTCTATCGTGGATCAACAGCAAATGGAGGAGTTACAGAAACAGCATTTACAGTAACTGTTCCAACAAATGCTACAACACGCAGTTTAACAATGGATTTCCGTGTTGCGAATGCATCCTCTTCTGCTGGAGAAAAATTTGAGGTTTTGGTAAATGATGTGGTCAAATTTACCAGTACACAAGCTGATAACACGGTCAGAAATACAGGATTAATTGTTCTTGGAACCGGTACGCAAACTATTAAGATAAGAATAGCCAATACTTCAGGTGTTACCTATGCGTACATCGATAACGTACAGGTTAGTTGGTCTTAACACTACATGCCCTCTGCAAATGCAGAGGGCTTTTTTATTTGAGAGAGAAATGAGTAGGAATCGAGAAGAAAGTGAAGATTAGCGCTGGTAAAATTGCATTAGATCTTGTTGTAACTAAATGATTTGCGAGGGACAAAGGACGGGGATTATTGATTGTTAACGAGACTACTGCTTCGGACACTCGCTCCCTGTCCTTTGTTGCTCAAAGAGTGTATGGCGAGTGGCCGGCACGGGACACGGGTCCTTCTAGGGGAGATTGAATCCTTACGGGTAGAACGAGCCCCGAAATTCAGCTAGACACAATTTTTGAAAGTCACTTCCTATTCCCGAGAAATGGCTTTTTTCTTGGAGAATCACTTCATTTAATGCACTCAAAATAAACCACCAAAAATTCGGAAGTAGTGAAAGATTCAACTTCCGAAGGAAAGGAGAGAAATCATGGAAACAATTGTGGGCACCCAGGAATTTGCCGATGTGATCGGTAAAACACCCAAATGGGTCAATACGTTAACCAGAGACGGTGTGTTGGTTCAAGAATCCAGAGGAAAGTACCACCTGGCAAATAATGTGCAGCGATATATCAAATATGTGCAGCATCTTAGCGACAATACAGATGTGGATTACAACGAAGAAAAGGCGTTGCATGAACGTGCCAAGAGGAAGATTGCTGAAATGGATCTTGCTGAGAAAGAATTGACTCTCATGCAGGTCAATGAGGCAATCAAAATCATTGAAAAGATGGTGAGCCTTTTCAAAGCGCGGTGTCTTACGATCCCATCGAAAGTATCTCCTTTACTTCAATATGAAACGGAGCTGCCGGTAATCACAGGCATACTTAGGACAGAAATCACGGAGGCGCTGAAAGAATTGTCCGATCTATATCAAAAGTTTGCTGAGAATCGCGGTCAACCTTCGGAGGATGAACATGAGTCCGAAGAGTCGTAAGATCTATCATGCGATTGCGTCATTTATAGCGCCACCACCGACGTTGACGGTTACGGAATGGGCAGATACTTTCCGCTATCTCTCTCCGGAGTCTGCAGCTGAACCTGGAAAGTATCGAAGTGATCGGGCTCCCTATCAAAAAGGAATGATGGATGCGGTCAGTGATCCGGAGGTGGAGGAAGTCGTTTTCATGTTGGGGTCACAGCTGGGCAAAACATTGTCTCAAGAGAACATTATTGGGTACTTCATCCATCAGGATCCATCCCCAATGATGTTGGTTGTGCCTACTTTAGACATGGGAAAAAGCTTCTCAAAAGACCGATTAAGCACGATGATAAGGGACACACCGGTTCTGACAGAGAAGGTTGCGGATTCAAAGGCGAAGGACTCAGGGAATACAATCCTGCACAAATCCTTCCCGGGAGGCCACATCACCATCGTGGGCAGCAACTCACCGGCCTCCCTCGCCAGCCGGCCCATCCGTGTTCTTCTTGTGGACGAATTGGACCGTTTCGAAGCTACTTCCGAAGGTGATGCGTTGGACTTGGCACGACGCAGGACGGCAACCTTTAACAATCGGAAAATTGTCATTGCCTCCACACCTACCATAAAGGAACATTCACGAATCGAGCAGTTGTACAATAACTCCTCAAAGGGGCACTGGAATTTACCGTGTCCCAAATGTGACGCATATCAACCTCTGGAGTGGAGCCGTATCGTTTTCGATACGGTTTCAATACGTTGTAGGGACTGTGGGTTCGCATCCAGTGAAATGGAGTGGAAAAAGCAGCAGATCTCCGGTAAAGGTCAATGGATACATGAGCACCCTGAGCGGAAAGTAAAAGGCTTTCACATGAATGCCTTGGCGTCTCCCTGGACACGTTGGCAAGAAATGATTGATGCTTTCCATGTAGCAAATGAGGAGTTAAAGAAAGGCAATCCCGAACAAATGAGGGTATTCGTCAATACGCTCCTCAGTGAGACTTGGGAAGATGATTACAACCAGGATGCTATCGATCAAGATGCGCTGCTAAAGCGACGGGAGGAGTATGAAGCTGAGCTTCCGGAAGGCGTCTTGGTATTAACGATGGCGGTGGATACTCAAAATGATCGACTTGAGTATGAGGTAGTCGGTTGGGGAAGAGAAGAAGAGGCTTGGGGGATTGAAAAAGGGATTGTCTGGGGGAAACCGGATGACAAAAGGACCTGGCAGATGCTCGAGGATAAACGAAAAAAGGTATGGAAGTTTGCAGACGGCACTGGAATGATCGTGGCTTGCACTTGTGTGGACTCCGGTGGCCATTTTACTGATGATGTTTACCGTTATTGTGCTGAACATCTTCAAGAGAGAGTCTTCCCGATCAAAGGGGAAGGCGGAGATGGCATTCCTCTGGTTTACAAGGTATCTCGGAATAACAAATACCGTCTTCCGTTGGTACTGCTTGGTGTAGATTCAGCGAAAACGGCCATCATGCAACGAATTCAGATCGAAGAGCCAGGTCCGCGGTATTTCCACTTCCCGAAGGATGACAACCGCGGCTACGATCGTGTTTACTTCACCGGTCTCGTATCGGAACGGCAGGTTTTCCGTAAAAAAGGCGGGCAAGTGGTGATGGTTTGGGAGAATATCGCAAAAGACAAGCGCAATGAGCCGTTAGACTTGCGAGTGTATGGAATGGCAGCACTCCGGCTGCTCAATCCGAACTTTGAGGCCTTAGAAAAGCGTTTAAATAAGGTTGCTGCAGGGGTCCAAGCCAACGAAAAACCGAAAAAATGCAGTGCCAAAAAGCGATATGGAGTCGTTAAAAGAGCCGCCGATTTTTAAAAATCTGGCGGTTTTTCCTTGTAAAATCCCTCAGAAAACGGTGGTTTTGAATGACAAATACGCGATTGCAATTAGTGAAAGAAAGGCTTCAAGCCTATTATCAGGCCGAAATGGCCGTTTTAACAGGTCAAGAATACAGAATTGGAACGAGGGCAATGCGCCGGGCGGACTTATCTGAAATCAGAAAGGCCATAAACGAGTTGGAAAAGCAAGTTCAGGATTTGGAAGCTCAAACGATTGGTGGTAGTAGATCCAACCGAGCAAGGCGAGTAGTAATCCGCGATTTATAAGAGCAGGGAGGTGATCACTTGAATGCAATTGATAAGGTTTATTCCTATTTCAACCCACTGGGAGCTCTGAAGCGTCAAGCAGCACGAAAGGCCATGGATGTAATGAACACTGGATACTCAGAATCGGGCGCTTCCGTCACAAAAAAATCGATGAAAGGCTGGAGAGCTAAGTCAAAAAGCCCCCAATCTGATATCGATTTAAACTTGGATACGTTACGACAGCGCTCTAGGGACCTATTCATGGGCGGTACTTTAGGCAGATCAGCCATCGTCACTCCACGAACAAATGTCATCGGTGCAGGCTTGAAGCTAAAAGCACGGATTGATTATGAATTGCTCGGGATGACCCGGGAACAAGCCGATGAATGGGAACGAAAGACGGAGCGAGAATTTTCTCTTTGGGCAGAAAGTAAATTCTGTGATGCACTGCGGATGAATAACTTTTACGAAATGCAGTCCATTCTGTTCATGTCTACTTTACTTAATGGAGATGGATGGGTTGCGTTGAAGCACGGAGAATCCAAATCATTCTTTCCATACACGCTGCGGATCCATCTGTTTGAAGGTGATCGAGTTTGTACACCATGGGGCGCAACTGGATATCCCACCATCAGTTCAGTGATTGGGAAGAACGACGCTAACGGAAATCGGATTATTAACGGGGTAGAAATCGACAACGATGGCGCTGTTGTTGCGTATTGGATCGCCAATAAATATGTCAATGATCCCACAACACCTATGACTGAAATAAAGTGGTCTCGTGTGGAAGCGTTCGGAAAACGTACAGGGCAGCCCAATATTCTTCAAATCATGGAATCAGAACGTTGTGAACAGTATCGAGGTGTACCATTCCTTGCTCCTGTCTTACAGAGCATCAAGCAGATAACCCAATATACAGAGGCGGAGCTGACCAGCGCGATCATCCTAAGCTTCTTCACGGTTTTTGTGAAGGAAGGACAAACGCCAATTTCAGATTTTGCAATTGCGGAAGCCGTTCCTGAAGAAGAAAAAGTCGATTTTGACCCGAATGCATTGGAATTGGGTTCCGGGACCATCAATGTTCTCCCTCCAGGTTATGAAATCGAAACGGCAGATCCAAAGCGACCGGCTTCTTCTTTTGATGTTTTTGTAAACGCATTGGCAAGACAAATTGGCGCTGCTTTGGAAATGCCGTATGAATTGCTTCTCAAAAGCTTTACCGCTAGTTATTCAGCAAGTCGAGCAGCATTATTGGAAGCTTGGAAGTCTTTCCGAATGAAACGAACATGGTTTGCCAATGATTTTTGCCAGCCGGTCTATGAAATCTGGCTGGCTGAAGCTATTGCACGAGGAAGAATTCAGGCTCCAGGGTATTTCAATGATCCTTTGCTTTCGAAAGCATGGAGTCAAGCTGAGTGGTACGGCCCGGCACCCGGTCAACTCGACCCGGTGAAAGAAGTCGCAGCCTCTAAATTAAAAGTAGAGAATGGCTTCTCCACAAGAGAAAGAGAAACCATTGAAATTAACGGAGGAGACTTTGATCGTAACATTGCGCAGTTGCAGAGGGAAAATCAATTGATGAGGGATGCGGGCTTACTAAGAGAAGGGAGTGGTACACAGTGAAATTTTGGGAGTTTAAGAACATCTCCGAATCAGAAGCGGAGTTGCTTTTGTACGGAAACATCGCTTCACAAAAACCATGGTGGGATGAAGGAGACACAGTAACACCCAAACAATTTGCCGATGATCTGCGGAACCTTGGCACAAAGTCAAATATCGCCGTAAGAATCAACTCTGTCGGTGGGGATGTATTTGCAGCTCACGCAATTTTCACCCAACTGAGGACAAATCCAGCCAACATCACTGTGATTGTGGACGGAATTGCCGCCAGTGCAGCAACAATCGTGGCGATGGCCGGGGATACCGTAAAGATGCCATCCAATGCACTTTTCATGATTCATGACCCGTTGGTGGCGCTGTGGGGATATTACAATACATCCGACTTTGAGAAGTTTATAGCCACCTTGGAAACGGTGAAAGAATCTATCATTGCCTCTTACTTGAATAGGACGTCACTGGACCGTGAAACACTGTCTCAAATGATGAGAGACGAAAGCTGGATGACGGCGGAGGAGGCGTTGGAGAATGGTTTTATTGATGAAATCATTGCATCTTCGGATATGCAAGCCGCCGTAAATGGTAACTTCCTTGTAGTAAACAGTATTAGTCATGATCTGTCCCAGTTTAAAAACCTACCAAGCGCTTTACCCAAAACCAGCCAACCAGCTGGTTTTTTCAATACAGGTGGTAAAGAAAGAAAACAAAGCAATAGTCAGAAGGGGGATTCAGTTGTGAAAACAGTGGACGAGTTGAAACAAGCTTATCCTGACCTTGTAGCACAGATTGAAAATGCGGCAAAAGAGGCAGGAGTAAAATCGGAACGGGAGCGTATGAAAGGGATCGAAGAGATCAGCAATACCATTGCTCCTGAGTTGGTGAATAAGGCCAAATACGAGCAACCCATAAACGCCCAAGAATTGGCTTTCCAGGCGTTGAAAAACGATGCCGCAAAAGGAAATCGATATCTGAACAACGTGAAAGAAGACGTTACAGATTCGGGTGTATCCGATATAGGTGGCCAACCAGCTGATGTGAGCAACGATGGCAAGAAAACAGAAGAAGTAAAAAACGTAGTGAATACGTTGGCTAATTTCTTGAACAAAGGAGTGAAGTAATCATGGGTAAACTGAACAGCATCACAGGGACCTTTACCCCGGACAATCTGATCGCTGGCATTGATGTACCACAGCAAGTCAAAGCAGTAACCCTGAAATCTGGTCAAGGCGTACTTAAACGCGGCACCGTGTTAGGGGTCATTACTGCTGGTGGTTTGGCGGTTAAAGTAAACAGCGCGAACACCGACGGCAGCGAGACTGCGGATTGTATCTTGATTAATGACGTTGACACAACCGCTGAAAATGTTGTGGCCGAAGCCTATATCAGTGGTCAATTCAACCGAAAAGCACTCATCTTCGGAGGCTTAGATACAGCAGCTAAACACGAAACTACGCTTCGAGAACGTGGTATTTTCCTGAGCGATAATCTCACTTACTAAGGAGGCTGATTCACTTGGCTATGATCAATATTTATGACACTCGCACAATGATGCAAGCAATTGAGCAGATGAAACCTGCTCACACGTTTTTCCGAGATACTTTTTTCCCTACGGTTGAAACATTTGTTACAGAAAAAATCGATGTGGAGACCAAGAAAGGGAAGCGTGCGATGGCACCATTCGTTTCTCGCAATCACGGCGGGATAACGGTAGCACGTCAAGGTTTCCGCACTGACACCTATGAAACACCATATATTGCTCCGCAACGTGTTCTGACGAAGAACGACATTAACCAGCGGATGATGGGTGAAAACATCTATAGCACACGCACTCCCGCACAACGAGCAATTGAGCTGCTGGCGAAGGATATTACTGAGCTTTCCACGATGATCACACGTACTGAGGAATGGTTCTGCCGTGAAATCCTCATTAATGGACGTGTAACCATCAAAGGATGGGTAGATAAAATCGGTGGTTCCGACTATGTGGAAGACGAAATCGATTATGAATTTACAAATAAAGAAACTCTGTCCGGTGCGGACGCATGGGATCAGTCTACTAGCAAGAAATATGATGACTTGAAGCGTATCCGTATGGAAGTCATTCAAAACTCGGGTATGAATCCAAACATTGTCATTATGGCTAGCAACGTTGCAGATCTGTTTATCAATGACCCAACAATTCAAAAGCTACTGGATATCCGTAATCTTACGATTGGTACGATTCAGCCAAGTGTTCAGATGGACGGTTTGACGTACATTGGAACGTTGACTAGCCTTGGCCTAGAATTGTACACCTATGACGAATGGTTCCTGGATGAAAGTGGTGTGGAACAACCGATGATGCCAGCTGATCATCTGATCATGGGACGCCGCGGTCTTGGGACCCGCCTGTACGGTGCAGTCACTCAAGTGGAGCAAAGCGACGGCGACTTCCACACTTATGAAGGGACACGAATCCCGAAAGTGTGGACGGACGTGAACAACGATCAGAAGATGATTCGACTTGCTTCTCGACCACTGCCAAAACCGGATGATGTAGACTCCTGGTTCGTTCTGAAAGTGAAATAAGAGAGGGGGAAATAGTCATGGACGTCTTTGTAAACCGTTATCGTGTTCGTCACAACGGAATTGTATATGGTCCCGGTCAACCTGGTGGGCAGTTAATCGAGGGTCTCTCCGAAGAGGAAGGGACCCTTTTGATTGAACCGTCTAATGGGAGCGTGACTGAATATACACCTCCAACGAAAGGCAAGAAGCAAAATAAGGGAGAAACACCTGAAGCAGAAGAGGAAGCGGAGGACGACCTCTCTGGTGAAATAAATGCGGATGATCTAATCAAACCATCATCCACCCGAAAGGGTAAATAAAGATGCCAACCTTTCGAGACTTCCTTGATGCTGATCTTTCTACTTTTCTCAATCCGATTGAGTTTGGAGATCTTCACGATGTGGATGGGAAAGAAATCTTGGCGGTTATTGATGAAGACCTATCCCAAACCAGGTCTCGTCAACCGCTCGAATTGTACAACGCTACTCCAGGAATCTATGTCCAACGAATCATTATGTTTGTGCGGAAAAGTGATCTAGGATATCGGCCGGTCAGCGATCAATTGATGAAGATTGACGGTGCGATTTATAAGGTGGCCAACTGTTCGGATCAAATGGGTGTCCTTGAAATCACCCTGGAGGCGAACCAAGCATGATTGAGTTGAACGTTGATCAGTTGTCTCGTGTGGAGAGAACGTTGGGGCATATACCTGATTCCATTCCGAAAGTGGTTGCCAGAGCAATCAATCGAGCTGCAGATACAGCCAAAACGGAAGCAGCGAAAACAGTGCGTAGAACTTATTACATTAGCCACAAGGACGTTCTTTCCACAATGCGAATCTATCGGGCAACCCCGAACGATATGCAAGCGGCAGTTGTTTCAAAGGGTCAAGTCGTTCCTTTGGCAAAGTTTCGGATGACTCCAAAGAAACCGGATCCACGTCGCAAGAAACCGATCGTGGCAAGAGTCATGCGCGGCAGTGGCGGCCCTATCAAGCACGCTTTCGTGGCTCGTATGAAAAGCGGCCATGTTGGTGTGTTCTGGAGAGTAGGGAAGAAACGCCTTCCGTTGGAACAACGGTTCGGACCGTCTGTTCCCGAAATGCTTAATTCACCTAGTACGATCGCATGGGTGGAAAGAAAGGCAAATGAGAAATTGGATGAACGGTTGGATCATGAGATGAAACGTGTATTGGAGGGGAACGAATGACACCGATCATGCTAGTCGATGATCTGATCGACTTTCTTAAGCCGGTTGTTGCTAATTATGAATTGGATTCAAATGTGAAGGGAGTAAGAAAGCCGCCTCAAGTGTTGGGCGGCTTTTTGCCTGATAAACGGCCTACTCAGCAGCAAGAAACACCCGATTTCCCCTGGGTGATTGTCCGGTATATCGAGGATGATGACACGGAAGAAAGCAATATGGCAACGGTAAAAATCATGGCAGGAACGTACAGCGAAGATCCGCAAAATGGCTGGCGCGATGCCCTGAATGTGATTACCCGGATCAAGCAGGAGCTACTGAAACACCCCACTGTTAAAGAGCGCTTTCGTATTGAAAAGCCAATCAAAACCGAACTTCCCGAGGAGCAACCTTATCCCGAGTGGGTGGCGTGGATGACATTTCAGGTAGAAATGCCGCAGATCGAAGAAGAAGGAGTGATGTACAAATGGTGACTGCAAAAAAGAAGACGATGGAAGAACAGCCAGCAGCGGTGGAGCAAGAAACCGAAATTGCTACTACAGAGGAACAAGCAGGAGAACAGGAGTCAAACAAGGTGGAATCGCCCAATAAAGACACCTTGATTTATTGTGGACCGAGCTTGCCCAATGGGTTACTGAGTCGTTTTGTGGTCTTCCGAGGCGGCCTACCTACTCATTTAGATAAGTACTTGACCGCATGCCCAGCTCTTACAAAGTTGTTTGTTCCGCTTGAAGCCTTTGCGGACACACAAAAAGCGTTGGAAACAGTGGGGTCGGCAGAAAGTTATTTGTTTGAAGAAGTGAAAAAGCATTTTTACGGAGGTGGTAGTCAGTGAGTTTGAAACACGGTGTATATGGTGGCGAAGTCCCTACCTCTATAGTCTCTCCGGTTGAAGCAAGTGCAGGATTGCCAGCGGTTTTTGGTACGGCACCGATTCATTTGGCAAACACACAGGAATACGTCAATAAGCCTGTATTGGCCTATACCTATGGCGAAGCAGTTGCGGCATTGGGGTATTCGGACGATTGGGAGAAGTATTCCCTTTGCGAATACATCTACTCACAATTTCAACTGTTCAATGTAGGCCCTGTTGTCCTGGTCAACGTTTTAGATCCAGCGGAACACAAGACAAGCGTACCAAACCTAGTCATTCCTCTTGAGAAACGAGTCGCAAAAATCGAACAAGACGGTATTCTGCTTAATACCCTTCATGTTAAGACAACCTCCGGTGGTGCATCACTTGAGAAGGGAAAAGATTACACCGCCGCTTATGACAAAGATGGAAATGTAATCATCACGGCGCTTTCTAGCGGGGCGATCCCAGAGGAGCAAGAAAGTCTGTATGTATCTTTCGATTATCTGGATGCAGGGAAAGTGACAAGCTCCGATATCATCGGTGGTGTAGATGGAACGACTGGCGAATATTCCGGTTTAGAACTAGTAAATAAAATTTTCCCTATGTTTCGTCTTGTACCTGGGCAAATCCTCGCACCGGGTTGGAGTCAGGATCCAGTTGTGGCAGCTGTGATGAAAGCGAAATCAAGCAACATCAACAGTGTCTTTAAAGCTATTTCGATCGCCGATGTGGATTCAAGTGCATCTGCAGCAAACCTATACAGCAAGGTTCCTGCTTGGAAAAACGACAACAATTACACGGACCCGTTGCAAGTCGCTTGCTGGCCCAAGGTGATACTGGGCGACAAGGTCTTCCATTTGTCCACGCAAACAGCTGGTGTCATTTGCAAAACGGATGCAGACAATGACGACATCCCTTATGTTAGTCCGTCCAATAAAAACGTCCAGGCCAACGGCGTAATTACGGAGGACGGTAAAGAGGTGACGTTGGGACTTGACCAGGCCAACTATCTGAATTCGGAAGGCATTGTCACCGTTTTGAACTTTATCGGCGGCTTTAAGCTGTGGGGTAACCAAACAGCAGCTTATCCAGGCGTTACGGATGTAAAGGATTCCTTCATCGCTGTACGACGCATGTTTAACTGGTTGAATAACAGCCTCATTCTAACCTATTGGCAGTATGTAGACGATCCAACCAATCGCCGTCTCATTGATTCAGTTGTGGACAGCGTAAACATTTGGTTGAATGGTCTATCTGCACGTGGGGCGCTACTGGGTGGGAGTGTCGCGTTTTTGAAGGAAGAAAACCCAATCACTGATTTGTTGCGAGGAATCGTTCGTTTCCATGTGTACGCAGGCGGGCAGGTTCCAGCTCAAGAAATTGACTTCATTCTTGAGTACGATGTGTCCTATCTGCAGACGCTCTTTGCTGCTTAATAACCGGAGGTGAAATCGGATGAACAAGATTCCTGAAAGATTAAATGATTTTCGTGTATACCGAAACGGGACAAGTGATCTTCTCGGGGTGGCAGATATTACACTTCCATCACTTGAGCCCTTAAAAGAAAGCCTGAAAGGTGCTGGCTTTGCGGGTGAATATGAATCCCCTACTCTCGGTCACTTCCAAAGTATGAAACTGGGACTTAATTGGCGGACGATTTCGAATGAGCAAATCAAGTTGTTCCGTCAAGAAGCACAGCGATTGGATTGTCGAGGAGCCAATCAGATTTACGATGCAGCAACCGGTAAATACTCATTCCCGTCGATTCGCGTAGTAGTTCAAGGGCCGCCTGGTAAGTTGGATTTTGGCAAAATGGAAAAGGGGGCAACTTCTGACGGGAATAACGAAATTGAGTGCCTGTATTTGAAGGTGGAAGTGGACGGCAAAACCTTGATCGAGATCGACAAACTCAACTACGTCTGCATCATTGATGGCGTAGATATTTTGAAAGATATCAGAAAGGCCCTTGGGCTGTAGGAGGCATATACCATGATCGTTCCTTTGAAAAAAACACTCAAAAAAGATGGACAAGAAATTACTAGCCTAAACCTTGACTTTGACTCCCTCACCGGGTTGCAAATCGCGGAAGCGGAACAAGAAGCAAGACTAGCTGGGAACCGAACCCTTACACCGTTGCATACCACACATGGACAGGCATTTGTTGCGGCCAAAGCTTGCGGGATGATTCCGGATGATATTTTCAAACTAGGAGCCAGCGACTTCTTGAACGTGACAGGATTGGTCTTCATTTTTTTAAACGATGGGGATTTGCCGGAGATGAAGAAGGAGAGCACGGAGGCGAAAGAGAAGATTCCGCACTCCACCGATTCCGAAAGCAAATCCTAATACTTGCAAGCAAATCCTCCACCTCAGTTGAATACTGGATGGGATTGCGGCTGGCCGATCTGAATGATTGGATGAAAGCCGGTGTTGAATTGTGGCCGGGGGAGGAGAAATAGATGGCCCGGAAAATACATGAAATCAGTTTTAATATTGCGGGGCGGATAGAAAGCACCTTCAAGGGGGCGTTTTCTTCCGCCTCTTCTCAAATCCGAACTCTTGGAAACGATGTAAAAACATTGAAGGGAACACTGCGCACCCTGGACGATGAATACAAAAAGGGTGCGATGGCAACTGAAGCATACCAGAGGGCCCATCAGCGACTAACGTCTCAACTGGAGAAAACCGAACAAGTGCAAAAACGTCTAAGAGATGCGACTCAACAACAGAGTGAGCTGCAACAGCGTGCTGCAGACATCCACGGGAATATGGTAGATACAGCAGTGATGGCATCTCCATTTGTGGCTTCTGCAAAAGCAGCCATGAATTTTGAGGATGCGATGTTGGGCGTAGCGCGACAGGTACAAGGTGCCCGAGATAGCAATGGACAGTTAACCCAGGTCTATTACGATATGGGGAAACAGATCCAGCAGCTGGGGCGAGAAATCCCGATTGCAACGAATGAAATTGTTGAGATGGTTACGGCGGGCGCTCGTATGGGTGTCGCTCGTGAGGAGCTAATTGGCTTTACTCGGACGGCAGCAATGATGGCCACCGCATTCGATGCACCAGCAGGTGAGCTTGCGGAGAAAATGGGAAAGGTCGCAACCAACTTCAAGATACCCATCACAGCTGTAAATGGATTAGCGGATTCCATCAACTACCTAGATGATAATGCCATCAGTAAAGGCACAGACATCATCGAAGTCTTGAACCGCATTTCAGGACAAGCCCAGCAGGTTGGCATGTCGTCCAAAGATGCAGCTGCCTTGGCATCGACCTTCCTTACCACCGGCTCATCAGCGGAAGTGGCGGCAACCGCAGCAAACGCCATGATGCGTGAGTTGGCAATCGCCTCCGAGCAACCGGCCAGATTTGATGAGGGTTTGAAAGCGCTGGGACTTACCGCCTCAGAAGTCCAAAAAGGTATGGCAAAGGATGCAACAGGAACCATCCAAAAGGTCCTAACTGCCATCAATAAGCTGCCAAAGGATCAGCAAACGGCTGTAACGGTTCAGCTATTCGGAAAAGAATATGGGGACGACGCTGCAAGGCTGGCACAAAACATTGGAGAATTCCGCAGACAGCTTGCTTTGGCAAATGGCGAAGCAGCCAAAGGATCAATGGGCAGAGAGTTTGCCGCGCGACTTCAAACATCATCCGCCCAAATGCAGATGATGAAAAATAGCATGACTGAGGCGGCCGTCGCCATGGGAACTGTAATGCTCCCCACCTTAAACGAAGTCTTTTCCGGCGTTGCTCGAGTGTCCCAAAAGGTGGCTGAACTATCAGCTGAACATCCCACACTAACCAAAGTGATTGTGTTAGGGACTGCTGGGCTCATTGCGTTCCGAGTTGCCACACTTGGTGTAAGCTTCGCTATGAATTCGGCCAAGATCGCTGGTAATGCTTTGTCAATTATGTTCTTGCGACAAACGGCCGCACAAACAGCTGCCACGACTGCCAGTACAGTTGCAGCCGTAGCCACACAGCGCCTTACAATCGCCCAGCGTCTGCTTAATATCGCGATGTCTTTGAATCCGATCGGTCTTGTCATTACGGGGATCGGACTCCTGGTTGCTGCAGGTGTTTACCTGTACAACAACTGGGAACAAGTGAAGCAAAAAGCCACTCAGTTATGGGAAGTCATTCAGAATAACCCCATCTTGGCTGTCATCGCGGGTCCGATCTCGAATATGATCGCGGCTGGCTCTTTTCTCATTAGCCATTGGGACAATCTTGGGCAAGGGCTTTCCGATTTATGGATAAGGATTTCAAACTACTTCCGTGAGGGAGCAAACAATGTCATCCAGTCGCTCAACAATATCATAGATGGGATCAACAATTTGACAGGCACATCCATCCCCAAACTACAGGAGTTACAGCTAGATTACTCTGTTCAGGTGCGGCAAATGAATGAACGGAAGATAGCCCGAAACATGGATGTGGACGGTTCCCATGCGAATGGTTTGCGGGAGGTACCCTTTAATGGGTACATAGCTGAGTTGCACGAAGGTGAAGGTGTTTTGACGAAAGCCGAGAACAAACGATATTTGAACGGCGAAGCGCCTGCCTGGAGTAGCCGGAGTCGCTCAATGGCAACTGGAGGATCTAGTCAAACCGTGCAATTTGTCTATGCACCAAACATCCAGGGAGGAAATGCAGGAGAAATAGCGCAGGTTCTCCAGGAAGATAGGAGATCATTTGAAACGCAAGCGAACGCTTGGATACATCAGCAGAGGAGGGTGTCTTTCAGTGTCTAAGGTGTACACAACCATACAAGGAGATATGTGGGATGCAATCGCACGTAAAACGCTGGGGAACGAATACCTGATGCATGCCTTAATTGATGCCAATCCCATGCATATCGATACCGTCATTTTTCCAGCAAATGTTCAGCTCGTTATTCCCGCGGTTGAACAAGCAGAGAGCGAAAATCTTCCTCCTTGGAAAAGGGAGTAATGCAAGATGAAAACACGCAGAGCCAGGCTGCAAGTCATGTACGAGAGCAAAGACATCTCGGAAGACTTACAGCCTTATTTATTGGGGTGGACCTACACGGATAATCTCAGCGGTCAAGCCGATGATCTTCAGTTGAACCTGGAAGATAAGGATCATCTTTGGAGTGGAAGCTGGATGCCGGACGAAGGAGCCTCCATGACCGCGAAGATTATTCGAGAGAACTGGGCTCAGGAAGGGAAGAGCGACTCGCTTCCTCTCGGTTCCTTTGAGATCGATGAGATCGAGATCAACTTTCCACCTTCCACAGTCGCGATTAAGTCCATTTCTGTGCCGGAGTCCTCTTCCTTGCGAGGACAAAAGAAAAATAAAGCCTGGGAGAAAACCAAGCTTTCATTGCTGGCCCGTGAAAAGGCAAACGGTTCCGGGCTGAAATTGTTCTATGAATCTGCAGACGATCCCGATTATGACCGGATCGAGCAAACCGAAGAGACAGATCTCATTTTTTTGATGCGATTATGTAATGATGCAGGGTTGTGCCTCAAAGTGACAGGCACACAGCTGGTGATTTTTGATGAGGAGAAATACGAGGCGCAAGCGCCGATAACCACCCTTACAAAAGGGGATCGAAATATTAAGTCATTCCGCGCTAGAACAACAACAGGTGGTACGTATCGCTCCTGTCATGTGGCTTATACAAGCCCAAAAGGGAAAAAGAAGATCAGCTATACGTATACGCCACCAAAAGCACCCAAGACCGGGCGGACCTTGTATATCTATCAGCGAGTTTCCTCCGTTGGGGAGGCGCAACGCCTGGCCAAAAAGAAGCTGAGAGAAGCGAACAAGAACGCTGTCTCTGTCTCTATGACTCTAATGGGAGACGTTCAATTTGTTGCGGGCGTAACAGTGTCCTTATCCGGGTTTGGGAAGTTTGAGGGGAAATACATCATCACACAGGCCACTCATAGCCAACAGAACGGATACGAAACAGCCATTGAACTAAGAAGATGTTTGGAGGGATACTGATGGACCTACTTTCGCTTTTGAAAAATTTGATCCGGGTGGGGAGAGTGTCCTCTGTCTATCCCGAACGCTGTACAGCCCGTGTTGTTTTTGACGATAGAGACGATCTTGTCTCATATGAGCTCCCTACGCTTGGACGCGGTTCATATCGAACGAAAGACTATTGGCTGCCTGAAGAGGAAGAGCAAGTCTTGTGTTTGTTCTTGCCAACCGGCAACGCGGAGGGATTTATATTGGGAACGCGATTTAATGAAGAGGATCTGCCACCAATTCAGGATAAGAACAAAAGACATCTACGTTTTGCAGATGGCACCTTCATTGAATATGATCAGGAAACTCATACTCTTACCATTGACTTGCTTCCCACAAACGGGACAGTCATAATCAACGGCCACCTCATAGTGAACAATCCTTCAGGGGGGAGTTGATTATGGCGTTAGTTGGCACCTTTGGCGAGATCGTTTTTGAAGTCTCACATGACAGGGTCCGTACGTTTGACAATTTTTCGCGAAGTGGTTCGGGTAGATGGGCCACACACGAAGCGTATCATCAAAAACCACTCCCTGAGTTTTTAGGACCAGGACAGGAAGAGATTTCTTTCTCTATTCGATTGAGTGCTTTTCATGGCGTTAACCCCAAGGAGGAACTTGCACGGATGCGGAAAATGCGAGACAGCGGAGAAGCCTTTGAACTGATCATCGGCGGGGAACTGGTGGGAGATAACCTATGGATCCTGGAATCACTGCGGGAGCAATCGTCCACGTACACAGGAGACGGAAAGACACTCATAGCAAATGCTGAAATCACCTTAAAAGAATATCCGAGACGAGGTGGTTTGAAACGATGAACGAATATGACGTAATAGCCGAGAGCAGGAGCATTGATTTTGGTGCCACAGGAGTGAAAGAAATCCTCCAGAACGTATGGATGATCATTTCCACTGTGGTTTTTTCGTGCCCGTTGGATCGTGGGTTTGCCTGGGAACCTGTATTGGATACGCCCTCTCAATTTGCTCAAGCGAAACTAACAGCGCGGCTTACCACCGCGATTCATCAATATGAGCCGAGAGCCCAGGTAGTTCGAATCACTTACCGTGGCGATCCATTAAAGGGACAGCTCATACCAGTTGTGAAGGTGAGGATAGCTGATGACGCGATTTAATTTGAAGGACATCACCTTTGTTGAGAAAGACCCCGAAAAGATCGAGGCAGAAGCTTTGGCCATTTATGAAGCAGAAACCGATATCCGACTTGCACCAGCAGATCCACGCAGAAAATTCATGCAGGTACTTATCGCGCTCTTAGCACAGCAGCGGAGTAAGATCGATTTTAGTGCAAAGCAGAATTTATTGGCGTATGCCGTTGGTGAGCACCTGGATCATCTTGGCGTACCAAGTGATACTCCCCGGTTAGAGCCGTCCTATGCGACAACAACAGAGCGATTTTACTTCTCCGTCATTCAACAGCAGACCATTCCCAAGGGCACACGGGTAAGTCCGGGAGACGGTGTTTTTTTTGCTACCACTCAGGATGTGACCGTTCAGAGCAACCAATCATTTGTGGATATAGAAGTGGAGTGCCTAGTGGCCGGAGATATTGGAAACGGGTATGTACCTGGGGAAATCAATCAACTGGTTGACCCATTGCCTTGGGTATCCTCCGTGGAAAACATCACAAAAAGTGAAGGTGGAGCCGATTGGGAGGCTGATGATCCTTATGCGGATCGAATTCGGCAAGCTCCAGAAAAATTCTCGGTTGCTGGCCCTGACGGAGCCTATAAGTATTGGGCAAGAACAGCCAGCTCTTTGATTGTGGATGTATCCGTTAGAAGCCCTTCACCTGGGGTGGTAGAAATTCGGCCACTTTTAAAAGACGGTGAAATACCTGGCGTGGAAATCTTGGATAGAGTGTACGAGATTTGCAATGACCGCAAAGTGCGACCACTAACGGATCACGTCCAGGTACTTGCTCCCGAAGAAGTCCCGTACACCATCACTGCAAAGTATTGGATCGGATTGGACCAAAGCACCGTTGCTTCTAGTATCCAATCAAGCGTGCAGCAAGCACTTGAAGATTATAAGCTGTGGCAAAAGTCCAAACTCGGAAGAGATATTGATCCTTCCGAATTAATCGCTCGATTGAAGAATGCGGGTGCAAAACGTGTGGTGGTAACCTTGCCGACTTTTCAGCAGCTTGAAAAATTCCAAGCAGCTAGGGAGAACAATGTCACACTGGAGTACGGAGGTTTGGAAGATGATTGATATTTACAATATTTCGTTGCTCGACATTCTCCCTTATAGCCTCCAGCAAGATCAGGATATCGTGGCCATGGCTAAAGCACTTACGCCTGAATTTCAGCAGCTTTCCAGGGAAACCAAGCTCTGCATCATTCTTGATAACATCAACAATCTTTCCTCTGACCTAGTGGACCACTTAGCCTGGGAATTACACGTTGATTTCTATGATCCAAGCTTACCCTTGGAGGTCCGCCGCTTGCTTGTCAAAAATAGCATTCCTTGGCACCGCAGAAAGGGAACGCCAGCGGCCGTGGAAGAACTCATCTCCACGGTATTTGGGGAAGGGCATGTCGAAGAATGGTATGAATATGGGGGAGATCCCTACTACTTCAAAGTGATTACGAACAATCGCTCTGTGACAACAGAACAAGCGATTTTGTTTACACGTGCTCTGGATTCCGTAAAGAACACCCGATCATGGCTGGAAAAGGTTGAAATTTCTCAGGTAGAGGACCACAATCTCTATTTTGGTGTGGCTCTACACATGGGCGAAACTCTTACATTAAGGCAGGTGACATAGGATGGGAGCGTTTGGAGGATTACTCCTGACAAACACGGGCCGCAATTTACAGGCAAAAGGGCAAACCGGAGTCCAATTGAAATTTACTCGAATCGCATTAGGGGACGGCAACCTAGATGGGCAAAACGTCGCAGACCTTAATCGCTTGATCAATGAGAAGCTAACCTTGCCCATCAGCAAACTTAAAACCCAACCGGGAGGGAAAGCAGTCGTTGGGACGGTATTGCGTAATGCTGATTTGACAGCGGGCTTCTACTTCCGCGAAATTGGTGTATTTGCGCAAGACCCGGATATAGGAGAGGTCCTGTATTGTTACGGAAACTGCGGTCCCACTGCTGAATACATCCCTGCTGGAAGTAGTCCTGATGTAATCGAGAAGACAATTGATATTATCACTATCATCGGAAATGCAATCAATGTCACAGCCACTATTGATGAGTCTCTTGTGTGGGAAACACCAGCCGGTGCGCAAGCAAAGGTGGATATTCATGCCAACAATACCGTCATGCACGTCACGCAAGCGGACAAGGACCGATGGAATGCCTTGCCAAACACACCGCTTGCAACCACTGGCCCGGCTGAGCTCAAAATTGCAGGGAAGGCTGTCATCGGTACAGCTTCGACAGCTGCACGCGCTGATCACGAACATCCGATGCCGGGTTTGGCTACACCAACCGTTTCCGGGTTCATGGATGCCGTTGATAAGGATACCTTGCAATCCCTTCGAAAATATCGCTCGAGTAAAGATGCCACGATTGGGATATACACGGTAGTCGAATACAAGCGAAAAGACGGCACGCTGTTCATGAAATCTGTCTTGTCCAATAAAGTGGGAGACAACTACCTGGTTGACACTCGTACATTTTACGCAACCAATGGAACCACGATTAGGAAAACCGAAGTGTGGGATCTCACTTATGACAGTGATGGAGACATCGTAAACGAGGTGTTGCGATCATGAACATTTTCGGGGATATTTTACGCGATCATGGGATAGGGGCAAATCGAAAGTTTAAGTATTACCGTGTAAGGACTCGTAAACATTTGCCTATTGCACCGAATTCCGGCGGAAATCCATTCGCAGAAATGACCGATGACGGAGGTTTTATCTGTTTGGACCAAACGGGCGGACTTTACCTTAAAAAGTACAATAAGACCCTTGGCCAAGTGTATTCGGTTGCGGTGCGTACAGGGGGTGGTTCTGTAATCGATCCGGATGCTCACTATGACAGGGGAGACGGGCACGTTTACATAGTGGACCGCGGCCTCAACACCCTGTATAAGTTTCGTGCAAGTGATGGGTACAAAGTATTCGCCGTAACAACACACCCGGTAAGTAGGTTGCACACAAATACTGACGCTCTCTTTATTCTTGATTGGGCTTCGAAAAAAGTGTCCAAGCTGTCCAAATCGACTGGTTCAGTTATCTGGTCATATACGCTGCCCGAGATAACGTCAAACTCCGTAATCCAGGTAAATGACGCAGGAGAAGCATTTGTACCTGGCAGCACAGTTATGTATAAGATTAACGCCAGTGGGACTGGTCATGAACAAATCATGTATGATGGCCGATATAAAGATAACAAATTCCGCGTTTTCCCTGGACTGAATCACATTTTTTATAAACTGCTGGGGCTTTACCAAGCTTACTCTTTTACCGGGGCACTGGAAGCTGATCTGGAAGCGGAATCTGCCGATTTAGGGTACTTTACCAATCACAATTACAACCCATTAGACATTAAGGTGACAAAAAATCGGCTGATTGTTATCGCAGGAACCCAAGATACTGCGGAAGTGCTTATCTTTGACAAAACCACATACGCGCTACTAGACGCACTCCCTGTCAAGAACGGGACTATCGCAACACACCCTGATCACGATGATTTTATTCTCGTTGCCCATGGTGTGGATTCCCAGGCAAATAGGCAAATCAACTACAGCTATACATTACGACCCGTTTAAGGAGGGACAATCATGATTTTCGTTCGATACAAAGCTGTCTTGGAAAATAAAGCGATGGTAGAGTTTGAGCATTACATGCCACTTGACCCGGTACAGGGAATGGGCATGACTGAAGAAGAGTTGCAAGAAATGGGGTTGTTGGTAGACGCCTTGCCTGTGCAAGAGCCGATACCGGGCAAAATAGCAACCCTGTACTGTAATCCATCCACAAAAGAATTTTGGTATGAGTACGCCGATACGCCTCCAACTGAGACACAACTTCAAGAACAAATCAAAACCGCCCAGAATACCATTAATGCTTTGGGCCAGGAACTTGTAGTAGAAAAGCTCAAAGATATGGAAAAAGAAGCGGTTATCCAGACGCTCGGGCAAGAACTAGCTGGTATAAAGCTGGAATTGATGAATTTGAAAGGAGGTGCATAACACATGGCATTCTGGAATTTGGCTTACAAGTACAAGTGGGTCAATGCTGACCAACTACGATTGGCAGTGAAAACAGAAAGTAATCCATACGGAGAAATCACACCTGAAGAGTTCAAGCAAATTACCGGCCAAGATTTATAGTCGGTGATTTTTTTATTCGGAGGGCATCGGCTCTTTCTATTATTTTGCCCCCAAGGGAGTGAAGGAGGAAAAGGCGCATGGAAGACAAACGACAAAATGACAGTTTAGTATTGGAACGTTTGGCGCGGATGGAGGAGCAATTGAAAAGTGTAACTGATATCAAAAGCAGTATCGATCAGCTCAATCATCGGTTGGGCAGCTTGGATCAAGTTTACCTCACCCGTGCTGAATCTCAGGCTTTGAACACAGCCAGGACGGAGCAAATCAGTAATTTAGAAAGGCGAATTACAAAACTGGAAGCATGGAATACATGGCTTGGACGTACCGTTGGTGGCATCATTATTCTGGCATTGCTCGGGCTCGTCATCATCCAGGGAGGGAAATAAGACATGGTTACATACGGACAGATCGGCGGAGTTGTCGGCGTGGTATTAGCCGTTGGTCTAGTTGCCCTCCTTGTTCGTGCCGGTGGGAAAATGGCCGGTTTCTGGAATGATGGGGACGGGCTATCAATCACGGACATCATTGCCGTGTCGATCGTCGGCAGTTACATCCTTTTCCTAATCACATTTGCTTACAAGCTGGTTAAAGGGAGCCTGACGATGAATGATGTTTCTCTACTCGGACAAGCCATCATTCCAGTTACTACTGTGCTTGGCGGGTATTTCGTTGATAGAGCATCCCGAAACTTCTCTCCGCTAAGACGACAGGAGAAGGAAGCAAAGGAGGCGGACATTGATGCCCGAGTCTAAACAAGAAAGAGTTATTAACACACTTGCTCAGTACATTGTTGGTAAGTATCCGTGCCCTTCTGGTGTGATAGCACAGATCATCCAAGAGTGTGGATGGGATCTCAAAACTCCCAAAGATATGACCACCGGAAAGGAAAGCTACAACCTAGGGAACATCAAGGGAGTCGGCCCCGCTGGAAGCGTTACGATCCTGACTACTGAATATTACAAAGGAGTCAAAACGCAGGTAAAAGCCAATTTCCGCGCCTATAACAACTACGGCGAGGCGATCGACGATCATCTCTCATTGCTCAAGAAGCCCCGATATGTAAACGCCGGGGTACTAAAAGCAACTATTTCACGAGATTACGCAGAAGCATTACAACGGGCCGGTTATGCGACTGATCCGAAGTATGCTGATAACATCATGCGAATTGTAAATCAATATAACCTCACAAGGTTTGATAAACCAGTCATTCCAGTTAAAAAAGTCGTTGAAAAGGCGGTTGATGAAGTTATGAAAGAATATGAACAGTGGCAACTTGACCTGGCTTATAAGGCTATTGATAGCTTGGCAGCAGAACAAGGTGAGGGTGGGCAATTTGTCTTGCAGAATCCGGAGGATTGGAAAAAACGGTTGAAAGAAAATCCGCAAAGCATACTTCAGGATCTGCCGTGGCTTACGTTTGTACTTGTAGATCGAGCAAATAAGGAGGCGTAATCATGGATGCAATCACTGCTTGGATTCTTGTAGCATTGCTTACGGAAGGGGTCACGGAGATTGTAAAGGTGGTGTTTCCGGATAAGATCCGGGATAAGGCAGCGTACGCTACATCTATTGTGGTCGGGATAATTATGGCTTTTGCCTTGAATGTTCAGTTATTCGATTTGACTGGATCAAGTGCTCATGTAACCACAGCTGTTACTGGAATCTTAGCCTCTCGAGGGGCCAACTATCTTTACAGCTTTCTGAGGAAAATCGATGTAATCAAGACATCAAAATAA